GTCCGGCGGAAGAGCTGGGCGCCCTGCCGGAACGACCCGACGAGGGCGGTCGTCGCGGCGATGACGGTCGTCGTCGTGACGTTGATGCCCCAGATGCGGGCCGGACCCGACTCCGACGGCGGCCCCCAGAGGTACGTCCCGTCCGTCGCCTTGAGGAGCCGGATGTTCTGCCAGGCGAGCGGGTTCATGACGATCGTGTCCACCGGCAGGAACGCGCCGGTCGCGACCTTCGTCATCGCCTTGAGGATGGCGTCGGGGACCGAGTCGGCGCCCTTCGCCTGGGTCTGGATGCCGGGGGTGTTGAGGATGCCCCGGAGGTTCGGGGGGTTCCCGTCGCCGTTGAGGAGCTGGGTGTCCTCCCGATACGTGATGAACTGCGAGAGGCGGTTGTTGACGTAGTCCTCGATCGCCGGGGCGTCCTGGAGCAGCTCCTCCGTGACCGGGAGGATCGTCGCGATCTTCCGGACGTTCGAGGTCCGCTCGGTGAATGCCAGCTCCGACTCGGGCTTCTCGCCGCCCTCCGCCGTCTCCGCGGCCGCGTTGACGGCGGTCGTCTCCTCCATGTAGACGATCGCGTTCTGCGTCGTCCGCGCCGAGGGGAGGAGGTCGGCGATCGTCGGCTGCTGCTCACCCGGGACGATGAGGAGCCCCGGGATGCGGGTCGCCTCGGGCGGGTAGCCGGTCGTCGTGAGGACGGCCTTGATGCCATTCCGGGCCTCCGAGCCGACGATCTCGAAGAGGTCGATCTCGACGCTCGGACCCCGCTTCTGTGACGGGCTGTACTCCTTGAAGGCCTTCGACTCGACGAAGAGCTGGCCGAGGGTCTTCCGGACCGGGGCCTCGGGCGCCTGCTCCTTCCGGGGGAACGGCATGGCGCCCTTGACCCGGCGCTCGATCCCCTCGATCTCTTCGAGCTTGGCGAGCTTCTCGGCGAGGTCGTTCAGCTCGGCGTTCTTCTGCCGGAGCTGTGAGACCTCCTCTTCGGTGAAGTCCTTGTCCGGCTTCGCGGCGAACATGTCCGCGATCGCCTTCTGCTTCGCGATGATCTCCTCGCGAAGCTCGACAACCGTTGGCATCTACCTGATCCCTCCGATTAGGGGCGCGAGCCGCGCCGTGATCGCGAGGTACTCCGCTTCGGCGCGGAGGACCTCGGCCTGCTTCCCCTTGTTCGGATCGGTCGCATCGAGGAGCTCCCGGATCGAGCGGCGCACCTCGTCGAGCTGCGCCAGAGCCGCCTCGATCTCGGCGAGCCGCTGCCGGTTGGCGGACGAGAGGACCCGCCCCTCCTTCTTCCGCAACTCGGCCATCGCCCGGAAGCGCGCTTCGAGGCCAGCCGCATCGACGAGGAACCGCTCGACTGCGTCCGCCAGAGCCCCGGTATCCGGGGCCGATCGAAGCTCCGGGACCTCACGGCCCGCATCCCGGAGGTGCGCGGCAAGGTGCCGGTACACCCCCGTCCGATCGCCAGCTGGAATGTCCGCCCCGCCTCGCCCCCCGTTGAGGATGCCGATCCCGGTCGAACAGGCGACGATGCTCGCCGCCCCGACCGAGCCGTCGGCCGAGACGAAGTGATGGGGGAACTTGTACGAGCTTTTCGCGTCCGGGTCGCCTTCCGGATCGACCCACGCATGGGCCGCCCGGAGGGCGTCGCGGTCGTTCGGGAGACGGGCGACGTTCTCGCCCGCATCCCAGGCCGCGTCATCAGTCGCCGTCTTGTGCGAGGGGATCGCCGTCTTGATGGCCTTGACTTCCAGGGTCCTCGTCCCGTTCCCCGCCCCGACGAGGACCGGGGAGACCTCCCAGATCTCGTACCGCTTGTTGAGGACCGCGGGTTGCCCCGCCCAGACACCCGGCTCCTGCTCGGCGGCGAACCCGAACGACCACTCCTGGAGGTCGCCGAGCTCCTTGACCGTGACGTACGTGTCGCGGCCTTCCGTCGTGTTCAGGAAGAACTTCCCGCGGAGGACGCCCGCCTTCATCCCGGCGATCGCCTCTTCCGAGAGGACGCCCTTCCCGACCGGCAGCCGACCGCCCGCCCAAGGCCACGAGGTGTGCCCGTACGCCGAGATCGGGACCTCCTTGCCGACCGGGATCGAGCCGACGAGCGAGACTTCCCCGTCCTTGTCGATGTCCTCGGGGACCTGGACCTCGGGATCCCCGAGGCGAGCGAACGCCACGACGACCGACCCGTCCTCCTTGAGATCGAGGTCGATCGCCTGCGCTACCTTCAGCCTCGGACCTTCCATCGTGTTGCCTGCTCCGACTCGTCCGCCCCGGCGCCCGAGTCTAGCAGATCACGTGCCCAGGATGACCGCCTCGATGTAGAGACGTCCCGTGTCGAGCTTTGCGGCGTGCGTGATGAGGAGCTTCGCGCCGTGCTTGATGAGGAGCTCCCTCTCGTGGCTGTACTGCGAGATTTGGAGGAGCGGCGCGACGGGCGTCCCCGTCGGGACGACGATGTGCCATTGGACCTTCGGGGACCCGGCGACGACGACCTCGGAAAGCGACGTGGACATGAAGCCGTCCTCGATGAACTCCCGGCCGACGAGCTTTTCCACGGCCGTCGGGTCGTTCTCGAAGTCGAGCGCATCCCCGAGCCGTTCGCGGAGCTTCTGGAACGTGGAGGTCCAGCCGGTGCCGCGGACGACCTTGATCGTTTCCGGGCACGGGACGAACATCTTGTCGAGGTTCGCGATCTCCTCCCGGATGGCCTGTTGCTGGAGCTCCGAGAGCTCCTCCCGGAAGCCGCGGAGGTAGTTGTTGATGTTGAGGTAGCCGAGGCTCGCGTAGCTTTCGGCCGCCTCGATCGACTCGTCCGGGATGTTCTTCGCCCAGTCCCGGAAGGCCTCCCTCTCCCACTCGTTCCATTCGGTCCGGCTCGTGAAGTACGCCGCCTCTGGAACTTCGACCTCCCCGCCGAGGGGAGCTTGGAGGTCCGGGACGGGGCCGAAGGCCCGCTGGCAGTGGGGATGCGAGAGCGGGTACGCCTCCGCCTCCTGGATCGTCCGGGTCGATCGCGCCGCCAGGTCCGGGTCCTTGTGGTGCGTCCAGCCGCAGTCGGGGCCGTCGAAGACGACGACCTTCGTGACCCCGTTCGCGCCGTACCCGGACAACGCACCGTAGTTGTACGCGAACCCCGACTCGGTGAGGGCGATGATGTGCGCCCGGCCGCCCGGCTCGCCCCACGAGCGGAGGAGCTTCCGCATGTCGCGTTCGAGGACGTCCGCGTTCGGGCGCTCCGCGAGGTTCGAGGCGACGAGGTCCTCGATCTGGCGCCGCTGCGACTCGTTGATCATCGTGACCCGCTGCCCGATCCGCTGCCGGATCGCCTGGACCTGCGGGAAGCCCGGCTCGAACGTCGTCGAGGTCCCGAGCTGGCCGGGGACGACGTCGTGCCAGACGGTCGTCGTCATCTCCAGGTACTGGCGGTCGAGGATTTCCTTGAGAGTCGCGGCCTCGCCTGCCCAGAACGCCTCGTCGTTCGCGAGCGCTTTCCGGCCGAAGAGCGCCCCGATGACCCGCTCCTCCAGGCCCCGGAAGTACCGCCGCCATTCGCGCTCCCACTTCGGGACGATGGCGGAGATGACCCGCTGCCGGACCCCGACGATCGCCTCCGGGCCGATCGTCTCCTCGGCCACGGACTAGGTCTCCTGGGGGAGAGGCTGCTCGGCTGGAGCCTGTTCCTCGGGGACCTCGACGAGGTTGAACGGGCGCAGGTAGACGCGATGGATGTCCTCGACCGGGAGCCCGACCTGCGAGCGGAACGTTGCGAGGGAGATGAGGCCCTTCGCCGCAGCGTCGCCCGCCCGCTGCCAGATGCGGTTCTGGTCCTCCTGGAGGACCCGGACCTTCGAGAGGTCGAACTCGACCCGGAGGCCTTCCCGCGACGAGAACTCGGGGAGGAGTTGCGCCTCGATCTGCTGGGCGATGACCCGCATCGTCGGGATGAGGCACTCTTCCCAGGCCGCCTCTCGCGCCTCGGCGAAGTTGGCGAACGTCGAGCGGTCGAGTCCGGCGCCGAGCCCGGCGACGATCGCCGGGACGCCGAGGAGGGCGGTGATCCGCTCCTCCGGGATGCGGCGGAGGTCCCGGAGGTTGAGCTGCTCGGGGGACCATGAGAGGACCGAGACGTTGACCTTGCCGCTCGTGACGAGGGGACCGCCCCGGCCCTCGCCGGAGAACCGCTCGGTGAACGTCGCCTTGATCCGGTCTGCCTCCTCCTCGCCGATCTCGGCGTCTCCTTCCGGCGAGATGATGACGCCGGGCACCCCGAGGTTCCGGAGGACGACCGCGCTGAACTCGCCCGCCTCGTCGTCCGTGTACACCTCCCGGATCGCCGCGGCGAGCGGCGAGCGGCCGATCCGGACGTTCTGCGGGTCGATCCCCCAGCGGAAGTGGACGACGTCCTCCGGCGCGACCTTGATCTCGGTGCCGCCCGGCCGGTACGAGTAGTACGAGATGTACTCCTGGTCGTTGTCCCACTTCGGCTCGATGAGCGTCCAGGGGACCCACCAGAGCTCGGTCACCGCGCCGCCTGCTGCGCCCCGGACCTTCATCCAGATGGCGTTCCCGTGGACCCAGTAATCGGTCACCGTCGCCATCCAGAGGACCGCCCCGGACCAATGGGGGTTCGGCTTCCGGATGAGGTCGAGCATCCGTCGGACGCCCGGATCATCGACGACGACGTCCTCGCCGTTTTCCTCCGAGACGACTCGGAGAGGGGCCTCGGGGAAGTTGCGGGCGATCCAGCCGACAGCCGCCGCGACCGCCGAGTTTCCGAGCCGGTCGATGTTCACGGCGCTCGCCCAGTCGATCCGTCGTCCGACGACGATCGACCACCACCGCGGCCGCGGCTGGGTGAACGCCTTGACTGCCGCCCTCGCCCGGTCGATCAAGCCCATCGTTCGGTCTCCCTCAAAACGCCGTCAGCCTCCGCTTCCCGCCCGCCAGCTCGGTCAAAGCATAGACGAGGGCATCGACGAGATCGTCGTGATCCGTCGCGACCGGGAACCTCGTCATCTGGTCTTCGAGGGCGGGGAATGGCGCGGCGTGCTTCACGAGGCCCTGCTCGTAAAGGGCGACGACCGGCTCCGCCCGGACGACCTTGCCCCGCTTCGCGTGGATCGTCCTGATCCGAGGAAGAGGCCGCCCCCTCGATACTGCCCGGAGGACCGAGGTGACCATCTCGCCGCCCGCGTTCACCTCCGCGACGATGCAATCGACCTCGAACTCGTCGGCGAGCCGAAGGACCCGAGAGCCCCAGCCCTCGGGGGAGAGCTTGAGCCCCTCCGCCCTGAGGACGCAGAAGTTGCCGTCGATCCCCTTCCCGGCGACGGCCACGCCGGTCTCGTCCGAGTCCTCGCCGTGCGTCGTCGCCGGATCGACCGCGAGGACGACCCGCTCCAGGTCGGGGATGTCCTTGACCCGGGTCGCCTCGATCATCTGCCAGGTCCAAAGCGCGCCCTCGACCTCTTCGAGGACCTCGCCCTCGACCTCCTGGCGCCAGAGCCGGGTCCCGGCGTACCGGCCGATGATCTCGGTCACGAACTGGGGCGCCAGGTTCGCTTCGTTCTCGTGCGTCGGCCCTCGGGTGACGACGATCTGCGGATCGCCGTCGATCGCCAGATGCCAGAGCCTCCGGATGAGGGGGACGGGTTTCGGGGTCGTCGTTGCGACGATCTGCGGAGAGCTCCCGAGCCGGAGCCCGAGCATCGCCATGTCCCAGGCCTCCGGATACCGCCAGGCCGCGACCTCGTCGGCCCAGATTTTCTCGTGCTGGGGGCCTCGGAGCCGGTCCGGCTCGTCGGCGGTATACAAGATGCCGATCGCGCCGCTGTGGAACTCCAGCCGGTACCGGCTCGGCCAGTACGTCGGCCGCTCCCAGCTCGGGAAGACGCGGAAGAGGCCCGACTCCCCGTCGAGCATGACCTCCCGGGCGTCCGTTCGGGTCGGAGCGATGAGGCCGATCCGCCGGAACCGCTTCGACCACTCCCGGACCGTCTCGGCCCCCGTCCGGGTCTTGCCCCAGCCGCGCCCAGCGAGGACGAGCCAGATGCGCCAGTCGCCCGGCGGGATGCGCTGGTTCGGTCGGGCGACCGAGGCCCAGTCGGTCCGGCGAAGCTCCTCCCTCCGAGCCCGCTCGATCTCGACGAGCGCTGCGAGCGTCTCCTCGACTACGGCCGCCATGGATCGACGACGATCGTCCGCTGCTCCGCCGCCGACGGATCGGTCGTCCGCCACCCGAGATAGAGGACCCCGTCCCGCGAGAGGAGGAGCTTTGCTCGGAAGACGCCGACGCCTTCCCGGGTGATCTCCGGATCGACCCCGAACCGCCAGGTCGTCGGCGTCGTCGAGTCGGACCAGCGCCAAACGAACTCGACGACCGCCGGATCGACCGGGTTGCCCGCCTCATCCTTCGCGGTGATCGTGCTGATCAAAGTGTCGCCTGGGTCGAAGCTCACGACACGTCCTCCCGCTTGTTCTCGACCCGCAGATCATAGCCGCCGACCCCGACCGCATGATCGGCCTTCGTGATCGAGAGGTCGAGCCCGCGGCCCGCGACGGCGATCGATGGCGCCAGGTCGGAGACGGAGACCGAGATCGTCCCGGCGCGCAGTCCCGCCGAGATGACGGCCGGGAACACCGCGGCCATCGAGGGGACGAGGTCTGGGGAAACGATGAGGTCGCCTGCCGGGCCGATCCCAGCGCCGAACGGTGAGCCGCCGGTTCCCGCGATCTCGGCGACGACCTGGGCCGTGAGAGCCGAAGGGAACGGAGCTCCGGGTTGCCCTGCGATCTCCGGGCCGAGGGTGGTCGCCAGCGCCGCTGCGAAGACCTGGACCGGAGCCGCAACGACCTCGACCTGGACGAGCGCGCCGACCGCCGCCGGAAGCGCCGCCGTCTCGGCCGCGACGATCTCGGCCGCGATCGTCGAGGAGGTCGAAGCGGCGAAGGGAGCTCCAGGCGATCCGGCCGTCGCCGCTTCGAGGACGAGCGAGGTCGAGGCGGGGAAGACGCCGCTCGGCGCTGCGACGAGCTGGGGATTTAGTGAGACGGAGAGCGCGGCAGGGAATGCCGAGCCGCCGGTCCCGGCGAGAGCCGGAGCGACCGATGTCGCGAGGGCCGCCGCGAGCGCCGCCGATGGAGCGGAGACGAGCCCGGCTTGGAGGGCGAGGTTGACCGAGGCGGCGAACGGAGCTCCCGGTGTCCCGGCGAGGCCTGCCGCGAGCGATTGCTCCGCCGCCGAGATCGAGGCGGCAAAGGCCCCCGACGGCGCCGCCGCGAGTCCTGGGCCGATGGTGAGCGAGGTCGAGGCCGGGAACGGAGTGCCAGCGGAGCCCGCGAGCCCAGCCCCGAGGGTGACCGCCTGCTCGATCCCGGCTGCGAAGGGCGAGCCGGACGTCCCGGCGAGCTGGGCGGTGAGGACGAGGGAGGTCGAGGCGGGGAACGGCGTCCCGACCGAGGAGACGAGCCCGGCCGCCAGAGTCTGCGGCGGAGCAGCCCTGATCTCGACGGTGCACGACCGCCAGCCGGACGAGGTGCCGCCGACCGAGACGCTTTGCTGCGACCAGGACGCAA